GAGGAAACTGCACAGGCAATGTATGATGGTCCGAACAATACATACCGTGTGGCTCATGAAAATGCGCAGCTTACCGTCCCAGAAAGTATTCCTTATTACTTTGAGGCGGGCAATAAACTTCCATATAGCTCAGGTGTACCCTTTATATCATCCAATTACAAGAAAAGAAGGGCACTGTTTGCAGCCGGTTATGGTCATAAAATGATCAAAGAAGCATGGAGAATGTGGAAGGCAGGAACATACCCGAATCAGTTTTATCATAACTTTGTAAAGGCTCAGGTTGTGGACCTTGAAAAGATGTTGCAAAATAAACCAATAAGGACCGTCACTGCACAAGATCTATCCTCTTATTTCTTGGATCAAATCATCCAGTTGGAGGTTAATAAACGTGTATGTTGGAGGATGACGAAGGTTGGAACGGGAATGATCCTTAACCAAAATATGATGGCAATATTTAATGAATTACGGATAAAACAGGGTGAAGGTTATCATATATTGGAAGTTGATGCAACCAGGTTCGACTCAAAACAAAGGCCAGAGGCATTCCGCGTGCTTGAGAAGTTATGGTTCTTGCGTTACAAACACAAGGGGCTAGACTTCGCTGGCAAAATACAGACTATTATGAAGGGGAAATATGAAAAGATGCAAGATGGATGGTCCATAAATATAACAGAACACTCGACAAAAGGTATTACGGTCACAGTTGAATCAGAACAAACAGTAACAAGACTTCTCAAGAAATACCCAGAGAAGTTTTTCTCGAGTGTTGACGCGTCCATAGACTATGGTCAGAAGATCAATGTTATAACAAGAAAGCAGTTTGAGCTTAATCGTAGTGAATATTTTGCAAAGATAGAAAATGAAATAAATAAACGTGCCATTCTCATTCCTTCCGGAGAAGGCAAAAGCTCTCTTGCAAAAAAAAAACCAGATCTTTTTGTGGATCATGATTCCCTATTGAGGGAAAAAGAGAGAAAAATTTTACATGAGTTACTTGAAAGAAAGAATAGCCCAGAGAAATGGAAACTAGTTAACGACCTTCTCATAGGGGTGAACATTCCAAAATCAGAAGAAGGGAAGATACTATTAACATGGACGCCTTCCACCGTGCCTATAGGCTACAAAATAGACTCAGCACATTCAATGACTAACCCAACAGGGTTAAGGGCAAATTTGCAATGCCGTGATGACCTTCGTCGGGAGTGTGCCGATCTAAAAATACACAAAACATGGGATGAATTGACAGACGCGGTGGAAGCACGGGTAAATGCAACCCCTACTCATGTATATAAATTCAAGAACCGGAATTTGATGTATCCTTTCCATGCACATTTTCTCCTTGGCGACCCCGATAAGAAAGGTGATCGGGATTCAGTATTGCGATTGAAAACAATAGGAGAATTGGAAGAGGTCATCGTTAATTATTCTAACCACCTCGAAATGGTTTCAAACGCTCATGTAAAGAACAGAGGAGGCGGGACAGGCCAGTCTGCGACCAGCGCAGACAACACTTGGTATTATAGAGCCGCTTTTATAATGGGCTGGTGTCGATACCATGATTACAAATACAGACCAAAAGATTTTTATTCGCATAATGAACTAGCAAACACTGGTGATGACGCGATATGGGTTACATCGACGGGAAAGGGTGATTTTGACAAAGAAAAGTTCTACGATGCCATGCGTTATTACGGCGTGGACCTGAAGATTGACGAATTTGATAACATTGAAAGTATACAATACCTTGGTAATAAGGTAATGCGAGTAAAAAAACACAAAAACCCAGACTTATACAAACAGTACCTTGACTTCGTCCGCGTCCATCAGGTTTATTTAAAAAAAAGCCATCCTGATCGTGAGGTTCTGACACCGGAAATACCGCCATTACTCGTCTACCATGACCCGAAACAAACATTGTTACGTCAATCAGCTTTCCGATACTATCAGTCCTCCGCAAAAAATGCGTCCCCCGGAGATTATGACATCGACGATCTCGGGCATTTCATTGAGTTTTCAGAAAGGTTATCTAAGCCATATATCCAGGAATCCATTGCCAGACTCTCTGGTCACGCGTTGCAAACAGCGTGGCTACCAGAATGGTATGAGAGATTTTCTAACTATTATGAGCAGGACGTCCTGAGCTTGCTAAGGCTATGCGAATCCCCAAGCACTTAGTACAATTTAAAAAGGAAACACTGGAGGAATACGATCCTCAAACCTTCGGGAAACTAAAATGGTTAAATGAAAAAAACCTGTTCAAGTCAATGAAATTGTCCGTGCCATCAGAGGTCCGGAAGGAAATTAGGAATGATAACAAACTCAATAAGCCTTTCAATTTGAGAACGAAAAGGTCTGCATTTTTTTCCTATATCCACGCTCATGAATTCCCATCATATTACAAGGTATTGAAAATTCAAATGAAATTAAATGATGATGAAAGGGACTCCTACTCAAAGTTCTTTAATAAGTATCTTTCCGCCGAGGAATTCTTCCGGGATAAACCACAGGAGTATCTTGACAAGCTGACGAGTATAACAGAAAATTTACCAAGAAAACTGTTAAAAATGCAGCCTTCATTGATAACATTATTTCCTGAATCAACGTTCTATACGCCTAATCAATGGGCATGTGCATTTATCTGGACGATGAATAAAGATGAAATTTCTACGTATGATTCTTTTGCCTCGAAAATTTCACAATCGCCAGTTGCTCCATTATGTGATGGTCCAGCGTTCTGGCACAACATGCAAAACTCTCCGGGATATGCTGAGCGGATTGAGTCAGCAGTATGGGAACGTGGAAAAAAAAAAGGAGATATAACTTGTCCATTCTCGGTAAACCCTTATCAAAATGCTATGTTCGCATACACACTCACGTATGCAGCTCTTTATTATTTAGAAAGGGAGTTGATCAGGCTTCCTTTCATCGGGTTCATATGGCGTCTGATTTTCTTTATGCTCATTGACATTCCAAAATCGTACGCAATATTAAACCTTATATATTGGCATAATACTGGAAAATCGTCCTTGATAATCTCTTCATTGATTCCACGTGACCCGTATACTTGGGTAAAACGATTCCTACTTTATGTGCTGTCCTTCCTGCCACTAGGGTTGTTTTACTTTCTCCGTTTTGATCTAATCCTTCCATACGCGCAATCGGCTGTTGAGATTTTTGCGCACTTGCTTAAGAAGAACATGCAAATTTCTGAATTTGGACAGGACAACAAACAGATGTTCCACAATCCTTG